GGCGTGCTGAATCGTCAGCGTGGCCGCAGCGACTTGGTGAGCTACTACAACCACAACCCCGACATTCTGCTTGGCCGGGAGTCGTCTGGCACGCTCAAGGTGTGGTCGGACGAGAAGGGCGTGGGCTTCGAGGTAATGCCGCCGGCGAGCCGGGCCGACATCCTCGAGCTCGTGGCTCGCCGCGACGTGAAGGGGGCGAGCTTCACGTTCTCAGTTGACAAAAACGGCGAAGGGTACACGACCGACGAGAATGGCCGGGCAATCCGAGAGATTCGGGCCGCAACCATGTACGAGCTCGGCCCGGTCGTCCAGCCGGCATATCCAGCAACCAGTGTCGCTGTGGCCATGCGTTCGTTCTCTGCCTGGCTTGCCAGCCAGGGTATCCCTGAGACGACGCCGCAGACTGTCTCGCCAGACGTGTTGCGTGCGTCCATGCGGCTGCGTGCCGCAAAGCTCAGGAGCTACATGCGTGCTCAGTAGTGGCGACGGTTGCCCGCGGTGCAAGTGCGGACGACTGAGGACGGTGACGAGCCGCCCTGTGTCTGAGTCCATGCAACTCCGCTATCTGGAGTGCAACCAGTGCAGCCATCGCGAGAAGGCACTGGTGCCGGCTGAGCGTGTCTTTCGTCGTTCTACCGTAGAAACGAAAGAGGCGAGATAGCGGCCACGCACCCGTAGGTTGACGGTAGACACGAAGTCACCGTCTTACACGGAGTGCCACGGATGGCCAGCTCGCTCACCAAGCTTCAGGACCGTGCGGCCGCTGTGGCCGCCATGATCGACGAACTCTCCAAGCTCGAGGAGCGGACTGCCGAGCAGACCGCCGAGTACGAGCGGCTGGCGTCGGATGCTGAGTCGCTGGAGAAGGAGCTCGCCCGCGAGCACTCCATCGCCGAGAAGGTTCTCGCTCTGCGCAGCAAGGTCGCTGCGACCGCCAAGCCGGTCGAGATTGCCGCTGTGCCGGCTCCCTCTGTCGAGTCGGCCCGGCCGCTGTCGGGTCGTGCCGCCAGGGCTTTCCGCTCGTCGAGCGACGCCGAAGCGTGCGGCCGCTGGATTCGCGGCTTCGTGCTTAACCGTGCTGAGGATCGTGCGTGGTACGAGAAGCACGTTGAGAGTCGCGCCCTGTCGCCCAATGACAACAACAAGGGTGGCGTGTTCGTCCCTGACACCTTCGCCAGCACGGTCATTCGGCTGGTGGAGTCGTACGGCGCGTATCCCGCTCAGGCAAACAACCTGACGATGACGAGCGACACGCTGTATATACCGCGTCGGACGGCCGGCAACACCGCGTTTCACACCGCGGCGAACGCCGAGACGACCACCACCGACATGGCTACCGACAACGTGCTGCTGTCCAGCAAGGAAGTCCGCGTCGGTACCCGAGTGCCCAACCAGCTGATCGACGACTCGGCCATCGACCTGGCGTCGCTTGTGGCCGAGGAGTTCGCTCTGGCGATCGCCCTGCGGATCGACACCGACGGCTTCGTTGGTGCCGGCACCTCGGCGAGCGGCGGCATCCGCGGCATCCAGTTTCTGTTCGAGAACCAGACAAACATCGCCACGGCGGCCAACATCAGCAACTCGGGGCAGACCAGCGTTCCTAATCTGACGGTCGACGACTTCTTGGCGGTCATCGCCAAAGCTCCGACCTACGCCGTTCAGAGCCCGACGGCTGGATGGTACTGCACGCCACAGATGCACGCTCTGGCCATGCAGTCGCTTGCCCTCGGCGGCAACGGTGCCCTCGCCACAGAGATCGTCAACGGCGTGCGTCAGCCTCAGTTCCTAGGGTACCCGGTGTTCTTCAATAACGTCATGCGAACGACTGCCAGCACCGACCAGGTGGTGTGCCTCTTCGGCGACATGAAGAAGAGCTCGCACTTCGCCCTGCGTCGTCAGGTTGCGGTTCGGGCCAGCACCGACCGCTTCATCGAGTACGACCAGACGTACTTTCAGGCGACGGTTTCCTACGACGCCATCAACCCCGACATCGGTGACGCTTCGACCGCCGGGCCCGTCGTGGCTCTCATCCTCTGAACCTAGAACCTCAGGAACCAGAAACGTGAACCACCAGCAGAATACCCGGTCGGTCCTTAGCCTCTCGGCTGGCATTGCCGGCGTTGCCTCAGCGGACACTCACACCGTGGCCATCGACTGCCTCGGCTACGACTCGCTGACGATCGACGTTGGCGTGCGGCAGCTGGCCACCGTCGGGGCTCCGAGCGTGGTGGCCCTGCGGGCCGCTGATGCCGACCAGGCAACGTCCTACGCGACGATCAGCGGCCTGATCCAGGGCACTGACTACACCATCGCCGCCGTGACCAACACGGCCGTCGTGAACATCACGCGGTTCGAGGTCGGGTCGACAAAGGCCCTGCCACGGTTTGTGCAGGTCCGCGTCACCCCGAACGCCGGCGCGAGTGCCAACGGAACGAACAACGACGTGGTTGTGGCGGCCCGGCTCGGCAAGGCAGAGGTCGGGATCGACTCCGCGAGCGATGCCAACGTGACCACCAGGGTCGTGTACGGCGGCTGATAGTTTCGACGACAACTCCAACGAAGGGGGAGCCGTGGGCGCGGCGAACTCGGCGGTGGCGGGCGTGCAGCCCGCCGTATTGCAGACCGGCAGCGGTCCCGTGCGCGTGGCCTGTGCCATGAGCGTTCCGCGGCTCGGCTGGCAGGATCACATGTTCTGCTGGGCCAGGGGCCTTATCCCTTACGGCATCGCTCCCATTCGCATGGAGGGGGCGTTCTTTGGCCAGTGCCTTGAGCGGGTGCTGACCGAGATTGTCGAGCTCGACACCGACGAGAGCAAGCCGCCGCTGTGGATTCTTACGCTCGACTACGACAGCATCTTTGCTCAAGACGCCGTGCCGAAGTTGCTGACCTACGCGGTGGCATCTGGCTACGACTTCGTGGCGGCGGTGCAGATGAAGCGACGAACCGACGAGCCGCTGTTCACGATGGTCAGCGAAGGCGGCGAGCGGGTGGCAGAAATCGGCCGCGACCACTTCATCTACCACAACGTGATAGAAGCCAACACCGCGCACTTCGGACTGACTCTACTGAAGGCATCGGCCCTCAAGCAGATGGCGCACCCGTGGTTCCTGGGCACGCCAAACGAGCAGGGTCGATGGGACGATGGTCGGGTCGATGACGACATTCATTTTTGGCTGCAGGCCCAGAAGGCCAAACTCAAAATCGGCGTCTGCCCACGGGTCGCACTGGGCCACGCTGAGGTGTGGATCAAGTGGCCCGACCAGTCGATGAAGGCGTTGCTACAGCATCCAGGGGACTTTTGGGAGAGAGGCGGGCGACCGCCGGAAAACGTATGGCAGTGAGCAGCGTGCAGCCCGTGCAGATGAAGATGCTGCGGTCGTATGGCCGATACCGTACCGGGCAGATAGTGCTCGTGACCGGCGGCCTGGCTCGCACGCTTGAGTTGCAGCGGTACGCCGTGCGAGTTGCTTCCGAGCCGATGCTGGAGTTTGCTACGGCTGCCGAGCCCGATGGGCTGGAGCGTACCGAGCCGCCCGTGGTCAAGGCACGGAGGCGCAAGCGTGCGTAACTGGGAGCTTCCAGCGACGGGCAGCCGCTACCGCAGCTTGGTCGTGTCAACGGCCAGCGGTGCAAACAATCGCCCCGTGACAGTCGACGAGGCAAAAGAGCATCTTCGCGTCGTGGACTTCACCGACGACGACGACTACATCGGCGCTTTGGTCGACGCCGCTACGACGTGGTGCGAGGACTACTGCGATCGCACCTTCGCAGACAAGACGTACACCGTGGCGTTCGATGACTTTCCGGCTCTTCGCACTGAGCTACCGCGCCCGCCAGTGCGGCTGAACTCGACTGCCGCGAGCGCCACGGTGACTATCTCGTATGTAGACACCAGCGGAACCACGCACACACTTACGTGGTCGCAGTCCGGGACGCAACAGTTCCGCTTGGACCGCGACCACGTTCCAGCACTCATCTACCCGCTCTACCTTGAGGACTGGCCCAACGTACGCCTTGACGACAAGGCGGTCGAAGTCACGTACCTCGCGGGGTACGGCGGGCACCAACATGTGCCGAAGCCGGCGAAGCACGCCATCCAAATGTTGGTCGGCCACTGGTACGCCAACCGCGAGGCCGTGCTTGTCGGAAGCATCTCAAAAGAACTTGAGTTTGCTGTAACAACCCTGCTGTCACCGCTGCGCTGGA